GGCACTGGGCAGTGACAATCCGCAGGTCAAGCAGGCACTGAACAGCCTAGTGATGATGGTGGCACTGACCAACGACCCAGAAGGCAAGAACACTGGACCGTTCCGTCACATGTGGCTAAGTTTTGAAGACAGCCGCAAAGAGGCACAGGAACTGAAACGCATGGTTGACAAGCTAGTGCGAGAAGTAGACATGCTCAAGACCTATCCTGCAGATGGTAGACACAGTTGGAAACCTTGGGGTAATGATATAAAAGGTACAAGCTTCAACCAAGTCTTTATAGACGAGGCTAGCAAAAGGTGACAAAATGAAATGGTTTGACAAGTGGTTCCAACGGCAAGCCAAGAAAGCCTGGGACAATTACGACGACAATCCAAGGCTGATCAAGACTGTGGCAGGCAGCGCAGCAGGCAATGGTCATGAGCTAAGCAGCCAAGGAGCAGCTACTCTACGCATTCACGCTGCGCATGGTGGCAAGGTCATAGAGATCAGCAACTGGGATGAGCGCCGCGGTGAACACCAACGCGATCTCTACATCGTGCGCGACGATGCTGAGCTTGGACCAGAGCTTACAAGCATCATCATGCAGCACAGCCTGAGGTATTAACATGGCAGCGATAGGAACAGTTTCTCCACTCACAAACATCACCACAGGAAGCTACACTACCGCTACCATCGGCGGAGGTGGCGGTGGTGGGGTTGGCGCAATCACATTAACATCAACGGGTGCTGGTTATACCAGCACCACTACACCATACATAACGGTGTCAGGCGGGGGAACGGGCTACGCCAATCAAGTGCTCACTACCAACACAGGTGGTGCGACTAGTTGGACAGGTATCGGCGGTAAAGAAGTCATGCGCATCAGCGCAGATGGTGATATCTTCCAAGGTGGCAGTAGTAATGCCGATGACGGCGTGTTTGCACGCCTTGAACGCTTGGAACGCCTCATGGGTATCATGCGCCGAGACCGCAGCCTAGAAAGCGATTACGAACCCATGCGCCAGCTTGGCGATGCCTACGATGACGCAGTTGATGCTGCTATCTCAGCCATCATGGAAGTCACGTTGGGCAAGCTGAGGCACATGGAACAAGAATACGAGAACATGCGTGAGCAGGCCAAGGTCTGGCGTGCGCTGAGCAAGGATGACGACTGATGACGAAACCAGTGAGTGCCGATGGCATGTCAGGTGTGTTGTTGCCCATAGGCGGATCTATGGTATTCAGAGTGTACCAACCAGACGGCACCTTCACTGACTATGACATCTATCACAGTGATCTCATGGTCACTATCAACGATGAAGACGCATATTTTTATACCAGCAAGACTGGCGAACCATATTTGGATCATTCGCCAGCTACACTAGGCATCGGAGTAAATGATGACTGATACCAAGCGCACCATGGTAGTTGATATACAAGAGGACGAGAATGGCGAGCTTTTCCTGCAGTTCCCCGATGATCTCATGGAAGAGCTTGGTTGGCAAGAAGGCGACACCATCAACTGGGACGTGGACGACAGCACTGGGCACATCACAGTGCGCAAGGTTGAACCACAAGGTCCTGTTAGTCCCTGATGCCATTGATATACGAAAGCCCAGACAAAGGCGTCACAGTCTATGGCAGAGAGCTAGGACACATGGATCGCCATCTGGTAAAGGGCAACCCAACAGATCCCTACGAGCATCTCTATCTGTGGCATGACATCGTCGCTGCCAGTGAAACCAATCCAGCCTTGCGCGAAGTGCTGGATCAAGCTATAATGATCTATAAGCTGAGCAAGGAGCAACCATGAGCACTGCCAAGAAGTACCGTTACAGCGAGATATTTGGTGGCAACGCAGGCCCCACTCCAACCATACAGGGCGAAGGTCGCTATGGCGGACATCCAACAGTATGGATCCGTTTCTGGGGTTGCAATCTCAACTGCAATGGCTTCGGACAAGCCAATCCCAGAGATCCCAGCACCTACAAGCTGGACTACTTGGACTATGATCCCAAGGCCAACAACATCAGCAAGATGGATGACTTACCTGTGTGGACAACTGGCTGTGACAGCAGCTACAGCTGGAGCACTCGCTATGGGCATCTAGCGCATCAGAGCACAGCAGAAGAGATCTGCGCTGATTTCCGCAGCAGGTTGCAGGGCAGCAGCTTCATACATCCTCGCAGCGGACAAGACGTGCATTTGGCATTCACTGGCGGTGAACCCATGATGAGCCAGACTGGCATCGTGGACATCATGCAGACTCTGCGCATGCAGAACGACAGTCCTCGACACATCACCATCGAGACCAACGGCACCCAAGCACCTCGCAAGGCATTCACAGATTTCTTCACCAACAAAGGCATGTACAACGGCGAACTGTTCTGGAGTTGCAGCCCCAAGCTGGGTACCAGTGGTGAAAAGTGGGACGATGCTATCATGCCAGCCATCGTGCGAGAATATCGCTTGATCAGCAACGTTGGTCAGCTCAAGTTCGTGCTTGACAAGAATCCCTTGACCTGGGACGAGCTTGAACGTGCAGTTGATGCGTTCCGCGCTGTAGATGTGAACTGGCCAGTGTGGATCATGCCAGTTGGTGCCACCAGAGAAGAACAAGAAGACGTGCAGATGTGGGTCACAGAAGAAGCGCTCAAGCGCGGCTACAATGTAGCAGCTCGCATACACTGCTGGATCTTCAGCAACGTGATAGGACGATAACATGAGCAAGATTCCATTCTCTTGGTTGCCAGCTAGCTGGGGGCTCAAGGGCAAGAGCCGAGAGCTAGCAGAAGCAGAATATTACCTAACCGGCTATGACTTAGACGTGGCCAAGGCACGTATCGAGCATGGGCTAGCAAGCCCAGAGTTCACCAAGAGCGTGCTAGATATCGATCTAGCCTATGGCAAGATCAGCGCATATGATCACGATACCAGATTGGCAGAGATAGGCAACACCGACGAGACTGCGTTGGCACTGGCCAAGCTGGATGTAGACCTCAAGCACAATAAGATCAGCGCACAAGAACATGAACGCAAGGTCGCTGACCTCAAGAATGAACCATACATGGCCATGCCCAAAATCAGCTGGGACCCAGTTGATCCCAGCAAGACTTTCTTTGAGCTGGATTACAATGATGCGTTCGTGCAATCGCTGCGATCCAACAGCTACCAGGGCACAGATGAGGACGTGATCAATCGCTGGCTCAACGATGTGTGCAACAGCATCCTGTCAGAGATGGCTCCAACCGATCCAGAATTCGTTAGCAACGTGCGGCGGATTCGCAGAGATGATGGCAAGACTGAGCACAGCTAACACCATAAATACTGTGTGAACCAGACACTTACCACACTTTTTGACAGCCCGGAATGGCCTTTGATATACAGGCAACAGGCCAGCCGTGGCATGCTTGACGAGCTCAAGAGCTTGCCCTATCCTGCCATTGGTATCGAGATAGGAGTAGGACTTGGCATGAACAGCTGGTACATGCTGACTGAATGTCCTAACATCGCCACCATCACCGGCGTGGATCACTATGCACCATACCACGACTGGGATAAACCGGTCACTCGCATAGAAGCAGAGGCCAACTACGCCATACTGCAGGCCAACATGCCACTCATGGGTGATAGGTTTAACTTCATACGCGAAGACAGCCAGAAAGCCGCAGCAATGCTGGAAGACGAAGCTTACGATTTCGTGTTCATAGATGGTGGTCACAGCATGAAACAGGTATTGGCAGATCTAGACAGTTGGGTTCCAAAAGTGCGTCCAGGTGGCTTGGTTGCTGGACATGATGCCAACCTATTCTCTGTTAACTTCGCAGTAACCAGCTGGGCCAAGGCACACGACATCCCAGCCAAGCAGGTGCGCATGGTTGCCAACGACGGTTGGTACTGGCGCAAATCTTAACAGTTGACACAGGCAGCAGCTATGCTATACTCAAAATGGAGGCGAGCATGGCAACTTATCTAATAATTGATACTCAGAACCTATTCATGAGAGTGCGCCATGGCATCAAGGCGCCCAGCACAGAGCTGCAGCTTGGCATGGCTCTGCACATTATATTCAACAGCATCAAGAAGGTATGGACTGATTTTGGCGGTAGCCATACGGTGTTTTGTTTGGAAGGTCGCAGCTGGCGCAAGGATGTGTATGCACCATACAAGGCCAACCGCAAGGTAGCAGCCGCGCAGCGCACTCAGCGAGAAGTTGAAGAAGATCAAGTTTTCTTTGAGAGCATGGATGGGTTCATCGAATTCATCAAGACCAAGACCAACTGCACGGTGCTGCGCCATCCAAACGGCGAAGCTGATGACATGATCGCCCGTTGGATACAGCTGCATCCAGATGACAAGCATGTGATCATCTCTAGTGACAGTGATTTCCAACAGCTGATAGCAGAAAACGTCATACTCTACAATGGCATAGCCAGCTTGCTCTATACTCACACAGGCATATATGATCAGGATGGTAAGATAGCAGTCAACAAGCAGGGAAAGCCCATGAGCGTGCCAAATCCCGAATGGCTGCTGTTTGAAAAGTGCATGCGTGGCGACGACAGTGACAACATCATGAGCGCCTTCCCTGGCGTGCGCAAGACCAAGCTGGAAGCAGCCTTTGAAGACCGGCATAATCGCGGATATACGTGGAATAATCTCATGCTTAGCAAGTGGTTAGATCACGAGAACGTAGAACATAGAGTGCGGGACGATTACGAGCGAAATCGCATGCTGATCGACCTCACGCAGCAGCCTCCGGACCTCATAGACAAGTTTGATCGTACCATCATTGACGAGGTCAACCAACCACCCAAGAAGCAAGTGGGCCTAGCGCTCATGCGTTTCTGCAACATCAATGGTTTGGTACGCATTGAAAAGAACGTGAATGACTTCAGCCCTACTCTGAGCGCATTATATGAGGGACAGCTCAAGATGGAGACGGCATGAGCAGCTTCAAGCTAAAAGAGATCACGGAAACCAGCTATCTTTTGGAAAAAGACGGCAGCAACACTGGTTTGGTAACCGTAACCGTGGATGGTTTCAAGGTCATTGGTCCCTTTGATCGCAAGCTGTTTGCAAATGCCGACGAGCTTACCAAATATCTAGGTGGCATGCTGACCATAGAGCCTCGCGAATCAGACGACGACAAGGAAGATGAGATAGGCCAGATCAACGGCTATCCGATCAAGCACAAGGCAGTGTTTGACGTTGAAGAAGGTGACATAGTTACCTATGCCAAGACAGCCAAGGGCAAGGCACGCTTTGCTGCAGGCTACTATGCTCTGGACTTTGAACACGGTTGGACTGGCAGCTACTGCCCACGCACGCAAACATTGGAAGAGAATGCGTTCATAGGACCGTTCAGGACCAAGCTGGAGATGCAGAATGCCATGGCACAGAAAAAGAGGATGTCAAAAGCATGAGCGACGAGATCAATCAGGTACGCAGCTTCTTGGAAAAGCATCGCATAGCTAAGATTTCCAACAGCAAGGAAATACGCCTCAACATGCACGAAGCAGACATGTTGGCATCCAGCATCTCTGTGCTGCTGGCAAGGCAATCAGAACTGGCAGACAAGGTGATAGATCTGCAATCTCAGATCATGAGCGCAGAGATCAAGCAGGACGGCGGCAGCTTCTGATCACTCTTAAATAATGAGTGAACAAGACAGATTGGCCTCATCAAGATCTCTGGGATCACGGACCCTATGGTCCTCTCAAATGGATCCAAGAGCATGGCATGGCCAGTGCTATTGTAACCAATCTACTAGACGAACAAGGTCCAGTAACTGAACAGGATCTGCTGGCAACTCGCAAAAGCCTGTTCGTGAACCAAGGTTGGCGATTGACACCAACTGGTACCAAGCTGTTCATGGACTGCTACAATCACTATAAAGCGCTGAGTGACGAGAACGAGATCATAACAGGTCGGGTACTGATAGGCATGGATAGGGCTGTGAGAGGTCCTTGGGCCTATCGAGGCAAGACCATCATCACTTTTGATGCAGCAGTTCACTTTGAGCTGCAGATGGTTGGTGGTAGTGCCAGAGCATTCGTAGAATTCAAAAACGCTTGACAGCCTAGCGAGATATGCTAACATGTGTGTATGAAATGGAAACACTCACAAAGCC